AAATGGCGGGAGTAAATCACGCAAAAGAGCCGATGGTCTTGACGGGCGATAATGCAAAGTTTGAAAAAATATCACAATCACCAACGGAAATGGATTTTGTTGAAAGCCGAAAATTTCTGCGTGATGCGGCTTTACAGCAATTTCACATTCCACCCGAAATCGTGGGTATTCTTGAAAACTCAAACAGAAGCACAATTGATTCTGCATTCTATCTCTTAAATAAAAACGTTCTTTCGGACTATTTAAGAATGTATGAAAGGGTTATCAATTCGCAACTGTTATGGGAAGATTTCGATAAAGAAAGACGGCTTATTTTACATCACGAAAACACAATTGAAGAAGATATTGAACAGAAATTACGCATAGCAAATGACGGACTTTCAAGGGGCGTTCTTACTGTCAACGATTGGCGTGAAGCTATGGGATATGAGAAAGACGAAAAAGGCGGTGATGTTTATCTGCGTTCTTTCGGACAGACGGAAATACCTTTTAATTCAGAGCCGATTGAATTACCCGAAGAAGAAAATATTGATGTAACGGAAGAAGAAATTGAACTTCCGAAAAACCTTGAAATTGAAGGCGAAAAAGAATTGACGGAAGAAGAATTCAAGGCACTTCAAACGGCTTATGAAAAGAAATACAGGGTCTTGAAGTCCGATGCAGATAAAGAAAGGCGTGCGAAAATCTGGAAAGTTTTTGATGCAAGGGCAACAAGCATTGAAGACCCTTTTGTAAAATCAATGAATAAAGCTTTTACAAAGCAAAATGAATTAGTTGATGAAGTCATTGAAAAAGCCTGCGAAGAAAATAAAGATGTCGCAACGGCAATCGAAAACCTTTACAACAATAAAATGGATAAAGCACTTTTGAATAATCTTGCAGGGGCATTCTTGAACGGCTTGAATACAGGTGCAGAACACGCCTTGCAGTTACTCAATAAAAAAGGTGTAAAGGAAATTGATGAAAGGGTAAGGCGGATTTTTAATGCGTGGATTGACAGTTACGGACTTGAACTTTGCAAGGATATGAACAGGACTACAAAAAAGAAACTGCGTAAAGTTTTATCAGAAGCAATCTATGAAGGCGATAACCCTAGAGAAAGGGCAAAGGTCTTGATTGATGCCGCAGATGAAATGTTCAAGGACGATAAAAAATATCGTGCTTCCTTAATTGCAAGGACGGAAAGTTGTACTACAATGAATGCGGGAAGTAATGAACTTTACAAGGCAGAAGGCATTATACAAAAAGAGTGGATTTCCGTACAGGACGATAGAACAAGGGATGCACATTTAATTATGGACGGAACTGTCATTCCTGTTGAAGAAAAGTTTGAAGTGCCTGCGGACGAAAATACCGAAGGGGCGTTTATGGAATATCCTGGAGATGCTTCTGCACCTGCGGGGCAAGTTTGCAATTGTAGATGCACCGTAGCACCATATATTCAGTAAAGGAGAAATTGAAATATGAAACTTGAAAAAGGACAGACAAATAAAAAAGATTTATCGGTTATTACAAAAGACTTGGGGGATAGAAGCGTTCAGTTTACTATTTCAAAAGAAGTGGTTGATCGTGATGGCGATATTCTGCGTGCGGGCGGGGTTGATTTTACAAACTATATGAAAAACCCTGTCTTTCTTTCCTTCCACAATTCAAGGGAATTCCCGCTTGGTAAAGTAACAAAGTTTTGGGTAGAAGGAAATGAAGTAAAGGCAATCGTTTATTTCCCGACACTTGATGAACTTTCTACAGACCCGACACAGGCAAGCGAAAAAGCAAAGCTTGTCGATTTTACATATCATTGTTATAAAACAGGAATGCTTAATGCCGTATCGGTCGGATTTATTCCGCTTGAGTATGAAGAAACACAGACAGGCTTTGACATCATAAAATGGGAACTTCTGGAGTTTTCTGCCGTGGCTGTTCCTGCAAATCAGGATGCAATTGCAGAAGCCGTTAAATCTTTCGGAAATGAATTTGCAAAAGACTTCTTGACTGTTGAAAAATCGGGAAGGCGTATTTCTGCCGAAACAAGACAGACCCTTGATAAAATAAAAGCCTGCGGGGACGATATAGAAAAGTGCCGTGATACATTGAAACAGATTGCAGTCACCTTGAACAGTTTACTTGCAGAACTTGACGAAGTAGAAGATGAACTTGAAATTGACGATGACACAGGGGGCGAAGAAATAGAAATTGAAGATGAAAAAATAGACTTGGAAAGTCTTTGATTTTTTGCTCCTAAAAAACTACGGTTTCCCCGATGTAAAAAGTCGGGGTTTTTTTTAGGATTTTTGACAAGTAATTTTTCTTGTGGTATAAATAAAATAAATTAAACTTTTAAGGAGATAAAAATGTCAAAGAAAGTTTACAATTTAGTCGTTGGTGTAATCGGTGGATTGTCTACAATCGCCGTTGCATTCGTTACATTCTTCAACCCTGCATACGCAACAGCAATCAACGCATCAATCGGAATTGGTGCAACTGCTATTGTTGAAATCTGCGGACAGTTTGTAAAAGACTAAAGGGATAACCGCCTTGTATTTTCGGGGCGGTTTATTTTGGGAATTAGGCGGAAATACCGCAATTCATAAAACGGAAGCACCGTAAATTAATTTATAGGAGAACTTCATTATGGAAATGAAAGAACTTGAACGTATCATTGATGAACGTTCACAGAAACAGATTGAAGCCGCAAAGGCAGAAATCTCAAAGGATTTAGGCTCTGGCGTTTCAGAAGCACAGCTTAATGAAGCAGTACAGAAAGCCGTTACAGAAATCAATGCAAAGGCAGAAAAAGACAAGGCAGACAACGTAAAATACCTTGAAGCATTCAAAGATGCCGTATCGGGTGATAACGGAATGTCAAAGGAAACACCTGTTACAATCGTAAATCAGATGATTGCCGCCGCAACTTCTGCTATGGGTGCAAGCGGAAAATCAAACGTTGCACAGGTATCAAATGACGAAATCTTAGCACAGGCAAAAAAAGATTTCCCATATTCAAAAAGACTTCACAAAGTCCTTGAACAGAAAAAAGCACTCAATGCAACAACACCTTCTGATGGTGGCTTTACTGTTCCGCTTGCTTTTAGCGGTGAATACATTGATGCCCTTGTAGCAACAACTCTGATTGACAAACTCAATATCAGACGTGTTCCGCTTGTTCACGGAAACTTGTCTATTCCTAGAATGGACACAACTTCTTCTGTATCTTGGGTTGGTGAATCTGCACAGGGTGGAGAAACACAGCCTGCATTCGGTGAAGTAAATATGCGTGCAAAGAAGCTTAAAGCACTTTGTGCCGTATCAAACACCCTTATCAATTCAAGCGGTGTAAACATTGAAGGTTGGGTTGCAGAAGACCTTATGAGAAAAGCAAGAATTGCTCTTGATGATGCTATGTTGAATGGTACAGGAAGTGCTTATCAGCCTTTAGGATTGGCAAACAATCCAGACATTCAGACATCTTCTGCATCTGCTCTTTCTCTTACAACACCTAATGATATGGTTGCACTTTTACAGCAGGCAAATGTTCGCCTTGAAAATGTACATTGGTTATTCAACCCTATCGGAGAATCTTGGATTCGCAATAAGGCATTCTCATCGGGTCCATTCGCTTGGTCTGATGAAATGGCAAGAACAGGCAAACTCCGTGGATTTGATTTCCATTCTTCAAGTACAGTAGGTTACACATCAGGAAGTCCTGCAACTGCCGACTTCTGGATTGGTGATTTCGCAGAAATGATGTTTGGTATCTCAAGAGATATTTCTATTGAAATCTCAAGAGAAGGCACATTCTCAAGCGGTGGACAGACTGTATCGGCATTCGACAATGACCTTACACTTATCCGCTTAATCACAGAATGTGATTTTGCTTGCAGACAGCCGAAAGCATTTGTTAAGGCAACACTTACAGAATCGTAATTTATAAACGGGTGGGGAAGTTCCCCGCCTGTAAAAATTAAAGGAGATTAAAGCTATGACTAGATCAAAAATATTTGAACAGATTGCAATTGTAGACGATGCAAAAACCGCATTCGGAAAAGGAACAGCAGAAAGCATTGTTATCCTTGCAGACGGTGCGGGAAAATTACAGGATTGTGCAACATCAAGCGGAACTTTTGCAGATTATGCGGTTTTAGCAGATGGCACAAACAACATCGACATCGCAGGTGCAAAGGCTTATTTGAAGGTAATTACTTCAACAAGTGCAATCGGTGTTCTTGGCGATTTCAACAAAGACCCTATTGCAGACTAATTAAGGAAGGCGGTTTGATATGATGTTTTGTACTTTATCAGATGTAAAAACTCTCTTAGGAATACCCGCAGACGATACAACGCAGGACGATAAACTTAATTTAATGATTAAAAATACTTCTGCAAAAATCGAAAGCTATATCGGTTATTCGCTGTCAAGGAAGGAATACACGGACGAAATACAGGCAGTAAACAACCGCCAGATTCTGCAATTAAATCACTTCCCGCTTCAATCGGTTTCTAGTGTTACGATTGACGGGAATGCGATTGACGATTATAAACTTTTTCCAGAGTATCAATTCTGGGGTCGCTTATATCGTGGTCTTGGTTGGTGCGGAAAAGTTTATACAAGGGGATTTACTTACGATGTTGTATCGGGTGCTTGGGTAGTAAAAGTTACATATATTGCAGGCTATTATCTTCCAGGCGATACAGGATATGTTGAAGGCAATCCCGACAGTTTACCTTCTGATATTTATTCGGCTTGTCTTGATGAAGTTGTATACAGATACAACGCAGAACAGACAGGGGCAATCGGAATTAAATCTCATTCGGAAGGGCATATATCAGAAACTTATACCGATGATGCAAGTACAACAAGCCTTTCTGCAAGTTGTAGAAAACTGATAGAAAAATATAGATGGGTGGGTCTTGCGTAATGGTAAGGTTTAATAATTCGACAGTTTCAATTTATAAGGAAGTAACGGAGATTGACGAAGATGGCGATACAATCAACGAATATACTTTGATTGAAACGATTGAAGGCGATGTACAACCGCACGCCTTGACGGAAGATGAATTGAAAGTTTACGGACTTTCTTCTATTCGTGGAAATGTAAGACTGTTTTTATATAACGGCTTCCACGAAAATATAAAGGCAGGTAATCGGGCAAAAGTTACCTGTTGTTTTATCGGCACGGAAGAATGGTTTAATATAATGCCCGTGAATGCCTGGAGTAAGCACGGGGAATGTTTATTAGTGCCGATTGAAAATGAAGTGATTGAAGAAGAACAGGAAGAAGAAAACGGGGAAGGTGAATGAGTTTTGAAAAAGACGTTGCAAGATTTACAAAGGCGTTGCAGAAGGCGGATAAAAACGTTGATGCAGATACAAGGCAATTTGTAACGATGACGGCGGCTAAAATTGAACAGACGGCAAAGCAGGAAATGCGGAACACGGCTATTGATACATCAAAGACTTATGCGAAAGGGCATCACCCTTCACAGGAAGGAAATCCGCCTGCACCCGACACGGGAACATTAATGCAGAGTGTAACGCATTCTGTTGAAATAAAAAAAGGAAGTGCAGAAGGATATGCGGGAAGTATCTTAAAGGGTTATCCTGTTTATCTGGAATATGGAACTAGCAAAATGAAACCTAGACCGTGGCTTTCTTTTAGTATTATAAAATTGCAATCTTGGATTGCGGGATATTTTAGGGAGATATTCGGAAAATGAACTTAAAGAAATATTATATGACTTTATTATCAAACGAAGCTCTTACAGATTTAATCGGTGAAAATAAAGTTATGAGTGCATATCCCGAAGAAGTAAATACATTCCCTTTAGTGATTTTTGAAGACACAACAAGTTTTGATGTTGCCTTTTCGGATAACTTGCCCGAAGGAACATCGGCACAGGTAAGAATACATATATTTTCTAAAACCTTAAAGACATATAAAAAGGTTGAAGAAATTGCAGAAGTAGTGCATACGATTTTCCGTTCTGATTTTTGGGCGTGTACCAACAATCAAGAAGTAGCAGATACAACGGATAATGTAAAGCATAGGATAATGGATTTTAGACGTGAGTTTTACTCCGTATAAAATATAACGTTATAAATTATAAGGAGATTATAACTATGGCAAATGAAGCACCAAAAATCGGTTTGGACAATGTAGTTATTGCAAAAGTTCTTTCCGATGATGCAAACGGAATTACTTACGATTCAGTAATTCCATTAAAGGGTGCTGTCAATGCGACAGTAAACCCTAATTCAGATGTAGCAGTAGACTTTGCGGACAATGGTCCGTTCTTCTCTGCTTCTAATCGTGGAAATACAGAACTCAATCTTGAAATGATTGATGTTGATGTTGATGTTCTTGCCGCTTTACTTGGACAGACAAAATCAAACGGAATTGTTGTAGAAACTCCGCTTGATCAGTCAAGCGATTATGCACTTGGCTTCCGTGTATGGCTTGCAGGAAAAGACGGAAACGGAAACAACCGTTATCAGTATTTCTGGTATGCAAAAGGAAAATTTAGTGTTCCAGAAACAGGCGGAGAAACAAAAACTGATTCTTTGAACTTCGGACATATTTCCGTAACAGCACAGTTTGTACAGACACAGTATGTTCCCGCAGGACAGGAAGCAGGCACAATTTGTACTCATATCAGAACAGATGACCCGACAGTCGATGCAACTGTAAAAGCAAATTGGTTTAATGCACCTGTTGTATCTGTAACAGTTGATGCAAGTGAATTGACTGCAACTGCCGCACTTTCAAGCGGTGATGTAGTAATCACAGGTGCTAAAGATTCGGGCGGAAACTTCGTATTTGCCCCTGCATCTGTAATCAACGGACAGACAGTAATTATTACTGATTCAAGCGGTGATTTGGTAAATGGTACATTCGTTGTAGACGATACACCTTCAGCAAGTCCGACAATTACCTTTACACCTGGAGCAGGCGAAAACACACCTGCATCAATTGCTATCACAAGCGGATTAAAAGATTGCTTCGGTGTTGGTTGTACTCCGATGTCGGATGTAAGCCTTTAATTAAAAAGGTTTTTTGTCAAAACTCTCCGATTGTGTTATACTAGCAGTCGGGGAGTTATTTTTTTATAGGGAGCAAAAAAAATGAGTAATGAATTATTTGATGTAAAACAGGACAAAATTACATTGAAGTTGAAGGGCAAGGAAAGGGAAATAAAATTCTCTTTTTCTGCGTGGGCGAAAATTGAACAGAAATTCGGAAGCCTTAAAAACGTTGACAAGCTCTTCGATGATTTGGACACAATGCCGTATACAACAATTCAAAGCCTGTTATGGTTTGGTATTACCGATAAATCGGGTCTTGAAGAAGATACCTATTTAGACGAATACACAGTAAAAGACATTCCGTATATACAGGAGCAATTTTTCAAGGCGTTCTTTGGAAGCCTGCCGATTGAAGAAGGCGAAAAGAAAGAAGGGGCAAAATAGGAAGTGGAAGCGTAAAAGATTTCCCGTGGGCTTATCTCTTGATGCGTAGTTTTGAGATAGGCTTAAAGGAATCTTATTTCTGGAAATCCACACCTAGAAAGATAATTGCTTTAATACACCAGAAAGACGAAATAGAAAAAGTGCGTGCAAAAAATCTTGCGATTTACGTTGCTTCTTATGTAATGAACGGAAAGGCACCCGATGATGAAGAAGAAGATGACGGACTTGTCGCAGGTAGAGATAAACCGATAGACCCTAATTCTTTGAATGGTCTTTTGGGATAAAATGGAGTTCTTATGGCAAACGATTATTCAATCAATGCGAAAATCACCGCAGATGCAAGCGGTTTCAAAAAGGGCGTTGATACAGCCTTAAAATCGACAAAATCATTTACTAATTCTATTGGCGATACAATTAAAAATCTTGGAAGCGGTAAAGGTTTAATCGGCACTTTAGGAAGTGTCGGTGTTACTCTTGGGGCGGTCGGTATTGCTTTAGGAACTGCAAAAAAAGCATTCCAGGCGGTCGCAAAAGTAGTCGGGGAATGTACCGAAGCATATAAAAAACAACACATCGCAGAAGAACAGCTTAGACAGGCGGTAAACAATTCTAATGCCGTAACAAGTGAAAGTACAAAAGTATTACTTGATTATGCTTCTGCAATTCAGAAAACTTCAAACTATGGCGATGAAGAACTTATCCCGATGATGACAAAATTAATTGCTTCGGGAAGAAGTGAAGCCGATGCGATGAAGATAATGCAGACCGCCGTTGATATGGCTAGCACAGGCACGATTTCCCTTGATACTGCGGTTACACAATTAAATCAGACCTTGAACGGAAGTGCGGGGCGATTAGCACAGCAGAATGCAGAATTAAAAGGACTTACGGAAGAAGAACTCAAAAGCGGAAAAGCCGTTGACATTCTGGCAAGTAAATATGACGGAATGGCAAAGAAGTCTATTGATTCTACAAAGCAATTAAAAAATGCGTGGGGCGATTATAAAGAAAGTCTAGGTAAAGGATTTGAAGAAGCCTTATCCCCTATGAGAAATTATTTTGCACAATTAATTCAGGGGTGGGCAGATGCAAGAAAGGCGAAACAGGCTTATGATGAAGCGGTAAAAAATGTTGAAAAGGGAGCCGAAGCATCGGGCGAAGATTTACAGACAGTAATTGATTACAATGAAAATTTAATCAAGCGTTGGGATGAAGCGGCAGAAGCACTTGCAAAACAGTATGGAGAATCCGTTGAATATGTAAAAGATAATTTCTTTGCTATGGCAAGATTCAACAGCGAATATGCGGATTTACTGCAATATAACAGAGATGAAATATCGGCATTAAGGCAAACAAATAAAACATTAAAAAATAATTTAGAAATCAGAAGGCAACAGGAACAGCAGGCAAAAGAAACTGCACAGGCACAGGCAGATGCCGATGCAAAAGAACAGGCACGAATTGACAGATGGAATGAAAAAAATCAAAAGGCTTCTGATTTGATTGAAGCATATAATGACAAGATCGCAAAGCAAAATATTATATGGGAACAGAATGCAAGAATAAAAGGCGAAACAGTAAGCCTTGAAGAAAAATATAAATTCTATCAAGATGCCCTTATCAATACAATGTCCGAAGCAAACGGACTTATTACGGAAAATAATACATTCTACAAAGAGCAATTAAAGATAATACAGGATATGGGCAAAGAGCTTCCACCTTCCGTAAAGAACATTGAAAAAATGGCAAATACAGGGGAAGACCTTGCAAAGGTAGCGAAAACACAATTAAAATCTGCCTTTACGGATGTATTCAAAAAAATAGGAACTTCCCTTGTAGAAGGACAGGCAAGTTTTGAAGATTATGCTTCTGCGGGTGTTTCTGCGATTGCAAATATCCTTGAAGCTCTTGCAGAACAGTTGACCGCACAAATTGCCGTAAACTTGGCAACGGGTAATTTTGCACAGGCGGGGATTGCCGCCGCAGGTGCCGCCGTTGCTCTTGTTTCTGCGGGTGCTTTGTCTGCCGTTGCAAATAAAATGTCTGCCGTTGCGGAAACAACTTATGATGCAAGTACAGCGATTGAAAAGTTCAAGGAAAGCTTAAACTCAATACAGGAAACTAGATTCAGTAAATCGGGAACTATAACTTTAGGTTTACAGGAAATGGGCGAAAGACTTGATGACCTGCGGGGAAAACAAAAAGCCTTAGAAGATACATATGGCGATTTGCTTAACAAACCCGAAGGGGCAATAAAGCTTCTTTCTGGAATGTCGGGTGCATTGGGTGAAATTGCCGATAAATACTATGAGTACAAAGAAACAATTTTACTTATAGCAGAAGCAGAAAAGACACTTAATGAAGCATTAAACAATGTTTCTGATTCATTGAAAAAGAGTGTAAAAGAAAACCGTGATGTAATTAATTCATACAAGGATTTTTACGGGGCAACAAAATTAATTGCCGATG